CGGAAAGCGAGGCGGCAGACCGCTTAAAAGCGAATCGAAAACCGAATCGGAACCGAACACAAACCCTAACAGAAACAGAAACAGAAATAGAAATACCATATCGTCGCAAACGACATCAACACGATTTGATGAATTCTGGTCTGCTTGGCCTACCTCCAAACGCAAGGTTGCAAAGTCTGAATGCCAGAAGAAGTGGGCAAAGGCTGGGTTGGACTCTGTGGCTGAGACCATCATTGCGCAGGTCAATGCCCTGAAGGTCACCGAGCAGTGGACGACGGGCTTTGAGCCTGCACCCCTGACGTACATCAACCAGCGCCGCTGGGAAGACGATGCAGGCACGCCAGCCGTGAGCAGGAGAGTGATATGAGTGAAGTCGAATTCAAGTTTATTAAATCGCCTGAATGGTCTGAATGGCAGTGCTATTTGTTTGGCAACAGACCCAACGGCACGGGGATGGTTTATCGACCAAATAAAGGGCAAGAACCAAATTGGTTTGTGCGCTGGATGATGCGCGTCTGTTTTGATTGTCTGTGGGTAAAGGATAAGAAATGACCCCCGTAGAACGTATGTTGCGTATGCTGACAAAGGTCAAGGGTCGCAATGGGTCTTGGACGGCTTGTTGTCCAGCGCATAACGACAAGGGGCCATCCCTTGCAATCCGTGAGAATGAGGATGGTCGAATTCTTCTACATTGCTTTGCTGGGTGCGAGACCTTGAGCGTGGTGCAGGCGCTGGGCATGGACATGACCGACCTGTTCCCCCCAGACGACAAGCGACGCGAATATCCAGTCGAAGGAAAGAAGAGCATGAAGCCTGCTTTTTTTGCCAGCGACTTGATGCGCATTATTTCCTTTGAGGCTTTGGTTGTGGCAATTTGCGCTTACGACATGAGCAAGGGTAAGAAACTGAGCGAGACCGACAGAGAACGATTAAATTTATCCCAACAGCGAATTGAAGAGGCAATTAGATATGCAAACGTCTGACGTACAAAAAAGAGCGCAAGAACTTGATGAGGCTCGACGCATCCGCGTAGTTCGACCTGAAGACGTTGACTTTGAGAAGTACCTTAAAGCCAACGACGTTGCGCAGAAGGTGCGTGGCGCACATGAATTTTTGGATGAGATTGAAGATGAGTTGGCAAGTCCAACCAAGGACGAGTTCCAAACGATGCCGTGGCCTAAGACCCACGCAGGTTTTCGGTTTAGGGCTGGCGAGGTGACGTTGTACGCAGGTGGCAACGGTGGCGGCAAGAGCATGGTCACTGGTTTGATTGCGATGGGTCTCATCAAGCAAAAGCAAAAGGTGATGATTGCCTCGTTTGAGATGAAGCCCAAGCGCACGTTGTATCGAATGCTTCGGCAGTTTGCTGGCGAGAATATTGATGCGCCTCGCTATCTTGACAAAGCTAAGTACATGACGAGCCTGATTGACCGCATGAGGCGCTACGCCCATGAGTTCATGTGGCTGTATGACCAACAGGGTACGGTGACAGCACAGCAGGTGATTGCTGTATCGCGTTACAGCGCAGTTGAGTTGGGTGTGCAACACATCTTCATCGACTCGCTGATGAAGTGCGTGTCTGGTGAGGACGATTACAACGCGCAAAAGTCTTTTGTTGATGAGTTGACATCGTTGGCTCGTGACCACAACGTACACATTCACTTGATTCACCACATTCGCAAGTTGGCAAGCGAAGAGGTCAAGCCAAACAAGAACGACATCAAAGGCTCAGGCTCAATCAGTGACCAAGTGGATAACGTGTTGATGGTGTGGCGCAACAAGAAAAAAGAACACGACGCTCAGAACGGTTCCGTTGACCCGCTCATTCCTGATGCTTACCTGATGTGCGAAAAGCAAAGGAATGGCGAGTCAGAGGATTGGTATTCGCTTTGGTATCACAAGGAGTCTCAGCAGTTTATTGAGCAACATGACTCGTACCCAATGTCGTTTGACGCGGGAGGGAGATTTTGAATGAGGGGCAAGAGGGTCAAGGAGCGGATGAGCATCGTCATCGTTGTCTCGTTCGACACATCATCAAGATGCGGCTTGAAAATCGCGATAGCGCATACCGTTGGTTCAATGGTCACACTGACAACCTTGGGAGACGTCACAAGGGATGGAACGAACTTCATCCCAAGTCACGACTTGAAACGGATGTTAGAGACCAATGGGCAAAGAGCAATAGAGGTAACACAGGAGAATGGAAATGAAATTTAAAAAATTAACCAAGGTTAAAGAAGATGTTATTTTTATTGACCCCTTGACAATGAAAAAAATATGCTCATTAAATGAATGCATTAACAAGTTTGACACTGTTACCGAGCAGGCATTCAAAAGAATGAAGCGCGGTGTGGAGTTTGACCTTGTCCAGCAATTTCATGTTTGTAACGAGTGTGGTCGCAGACACGCCTCACACACGGACAAGCACAAAAACTATAGCAATTTTGTATCTGCTTGCCGTGACAACTTAATTCCTCTTACGCAAGCGAGAAAATTGCATGATTGAAATAACACTACCGTGGCCTCCTACGGTCAACACCTATTGGCGCAACTTTAACGGTCGCACCATCATCAGCGCAAAGGGGCGCGAGTACCGCAAAGCTGTTGCTGACCAAGTGCTGATTCAAAGAGCCGCCAAGCATATTGACTACGCAATGAAGGTGGAGATTGAATGCTTCCGCCCTGACCGTCGTCGTCGCGACTTGGACAACTTGTTGAAGGCTTTGCTTGACTCAATGACCCATGCTGGTGTGATGGAGGACGACGCATTGATTGAAGACCTGCGTGTGTATTGGGCGGACGAGGTCGGTGGCATGGTCAAGGTGACCATAGAAGGGATTGAATGAAAACCGAACCAGACTTAATTGACATTTACGCAATGTTCGCTTTAATTGCGTTGATGCAAAAGCCTGTGAAGACTAAATCAAAGATTGACATTGCTTACGAGGCTTTTGAGCAGGCGCAGGCAATGATTGATGTGAGAGAAGACTTTATAAAAAAAAGGAGTGATTGATGGAAACACTGTTGAATATTTTTGGTTTGTTTTTTTTGGTGTCAGGAATGGCGGCTTGGTTAATTGGCGGTTTTGTTGCTTGGTTTTATTGGTCTTGCCAACAACCACCAGAGGAGTTGTAAATGTTTGATTCTTTCGGAGATTTTTTTTGGACGTTCATGGCTATGTCTGGATTTATGTTTTGGATATGCCTTGCAATTTTTCTTTTTTTAGTTATTAAGCGTAATCGCGATAAAAGGAGGATTTACTAATGAGTGAAGACAGAGACCCGCACAAGGCGGTTGACTACATCTTGCTCAACGGCAAGAAGTTTGCCAAAGCCAAAGCTGAGAGGTGTTACATCGAAGAGTTTCGTAAATCGCTCAAAGCAATACTGATGAAGCGAAGCATGGAGAGTGCTATCGGTGCGCAAGAGCGCGAGGCATACGCGCACCCAGAGTATGTGCAACTTCTTGAAGGGTTGCGCGAGGCGATTGAGATAGAAGAAAAATTGCGTTGGGATTTGTTGGGCGCTCAAGCCCGCGTAGAAATCTGGCGCACAGAACAAGCTAACAACAGGGCTGAGGGCAAGGCAACTTTATGAATTCTTTTCAATGGGGAGTTATCCATTGTTTGGCTTGGGTGGTTTGCTTGGCTGATGGGTGGATTCTTCACAACCATGTTTTGTTTTTGGTTGGGTTATTCTTTTTGTTTTATTCACTTTGGAAGGTGACTATGTCGATAACACCAGAAGACGAGGAGTTTGAGCGCATTGAGAAGGCTCAGGGTTGGCGCAAGCGTCAGATTGAAGAACTTAAGCCTAAGACGGCTCAAGAGTTCTACGACGAGTTGCGCAATACCGTCTTGGAGGAGGTTGCGGTTGAGTTTGACAAGATGAGGGGCGGGGGTGATACCACGGCGTCATTTGCGGTATTTATCCGAGGGTTGAAGAAATGACCACAAAGGCAGAAAAAAAACACATGAGTAGGGTGGCTGAGTTGGGGTGCGCGGTATGCAGAAGGTTTGGTCTTGAGGGAACCCCTGCCGAACTGCATCATCCAAGGGCATTAGCGGGGGGCTGGGGGCGCTCAAACCACATGGACGTCATCCCACTATGCCCAGCCCACCATCGCGGCTCCTTGAGCGGCATACACGGGGTCGGGACAAAGGCGTGGCCTAAGCTGATGGGGTTCACTGAGCAAGACTTGTTGGACGACACCCGCCGCCTGCTGGGCATTACGGTTTGCGAGTAAAGCGGTTGTATTTTTGCAACATTAGGGTTTTCCTTAGAAATATTTTTAAAAAGTTCTTGTTGACACGTTTAATTTGAGATTAAACTACCATCACTGACAGCAATCAGGCAGTCAGGCAACTAAACGAAAGCGAATCATGAAATCAAACGACATTCAGTTCACAGCAGTAGACACACTCGGCAACCTCTTGGCTCAGATTGCTGAGTTGACTAAGCAAGCCGACGCCATCAAAGACAACATCAAAGACACCGCCTCTGCTGGTGGCGACAAAGTTGTTGAGGGCAACCTCTTCAAAGCAACCTACATCGAATCCAACCGCTCAGTGGTCGACAACAAAGCCTTGTTGGCTGAGTTGGGCGCGACTGCCGAGCAGATTGCCCGTCACACAAAGACCACTGCGGTGTTCTCTGTCAAGGTCACATCACGTTAATCAACCCGCCCCTTCGGGGGCATACAGCGAAGGAAAACCAAATGACAAAACTTACTTTTAGCGATTTTCAAACACCAGTCTTTGAACAAGGGTGTGACGGACGGGACGGCGACTTTGAAGCCCCTTATTACCGCGTTACAGCGTTCTGTCAACAGGAGGGTATGGATTTGATTGTTGCCGAATTTAAATGGGATGGTCAGAATTCCAACAGCGCCCACTGGAAGGCTCAAGCCAAAATCATGGCTGACCTGTTTGTTAAACACATGAACACCCAATAAACCAAACGGGGGCTTGCCCCCATAACCAAAACGAAAGCGAATCGGTTATGAAACACGCGCAAGCAGATTACATCAACGCAGGGTATCGTTACGAGAAAGCCAACAGCGCCGATAAGGCGCGGGCAGTGGCGGAGGGCATCCGCAAGATGCTTCAAGATGAACACATCAACGACCAGAGCGATGCACGTTACTTTGTGGAGCGCGGTCGCAAGGAAGCAAGGGAGACAGCATGAACACCGACCACATCGTCCAAAACGCTAGAACTCAGCGCATTGAGTGCAAGCATTGCGGATGGACTCAGGCAGTCAAGATGCCTGTGCCTATCGACGACATCTTGGCTCAGTTTGACGCCTTCACAAAAGCCCATGAGGGCTGTAAGCGCCCTCCAAGCGAGGCGATGATGTCTGACTACATCAAGGGCTTTGACGCGGGTTACGCCTACGTCTTGAACGAAATTGAGTTGTGGCAGGCAAAAAATTACAACTGTAATTTTCCAATAGAGTCTGAAGACCTTAGTCTGCTTATGGCGCACCTAAGAATGGAAGGCAAGCCTCAATGAGATTCATTGAGTTGTTTGCAGGCATTGGTGGGTTCCGTCTTGGCTTGGAGCAGGCGGGACACCAGTGCGTGTGGGCAAACGAAATACTAGAAAAGCCAAGGAGAATTTATGAGCGGAACTTCGGACACCAACCTGACCCAAGAGACATTAGAACTGTTCGACCCGATGACATCCCCGATGCCGACCTTCTATGCGGCGGATTCCCGTGCGCGACTTTCAGCGTTGCTGGAAAGCGCTCTGGATTCTCGACAGAAGATACTCGCGGTACTCTCTTTTTTGAAATCTGTCGCATTCTCAGAGACAAACGAATACCTTATGTTTTCCTTGAAAACGTCAAGGGACTCCTCAACCACGATGGGGGAAGAACCTTTGCTGTCATCATCTCAAGTCTTGATGAACTGGGGTACGACGTTCAATGGGAAGTTGTTAACAGCCAGAATTTCGGAGTCCCGCAACATAGGGAGCGGGTATTCGTTGTCGGACATCTTAGAGACCGACCCCGACCCCAAGTATTTCCTCTCGGACTCTGCGTTTCAAAAGATGTTCTCGAAAAAGAAAAAGGAACGCAAGGAGAAGTTCGAGGAGGAGAACCCGAATCAGGACGACCTGTTCTCATGCCTTTTGTGACTGGTAAGGTCATGCAGTTCAAGAGCGTGTTCCCTACGCTCGACGGTCACTACTGGAAGGGTATTCAAAACAATCAGGGGCGCGGTGCTGTGATGCAGGTACGCCCAGTGTTGACGCCCCACCGAGAAGAGAAGAGACAAAACGGTCGTCGTGTCAAAGACCACAACGAGCCAGCGTTCACGTTGACGGCTCAGGATAGGCATGGCGTCATTGTTGGCGAACGCTTGCGTAGGCTTACCCCGCTGGAGTGCGAACGTCTTCAGGGGCTACCCGATAACTTCACCAAGTTTTACGAGGATGGCACGCCAGTCAGTGACGCAGAGCGTTACGAGCGATGCGGTCGTACCGTCACCATCCCAGTCATCTACGAGATTGCAAAGAGGTTTCCCTTATGAGTTCATGGACGTTTGAGACACCAGAGATTGCCGCAGGCTTTGATGCCCATGTGCGTGAGCAGTTGCCGTGGTATGACATGGTGACCGACGCGGTGGTGTACATCACGCGCAATTACCTTACCGAAGGAGGCAACGTGGTGGACGTAGGCGCATCAACGGGCAACATGATTGACAAGTTGATGCCCCTCCTGCGAGAGCGTAACGCCGAAGTGCTGGCGCTTGAGAAAAGCCCGACTATGGTTAAGGTGCTTATGAATCGTTTTGGGAATCATGACAACGTCAGCATCATAGAGGACGATATTCGCACAACTCAGTACCCTGCTCAGGTGTGCATTGTTTTCTTGACAATGATGTTTATCCCAGTGCATGACCGACAGTGGGTCATAGACCGCCTCAGAGCAAATTTGCGTGAAGGAGGGGCGCTAATAGTGGTGGACAAGGTTTGTGACCACGGCGGGTACTTTGCGACAGTCCTGAAGCGTCTTACGATGCAATTCAAGTTACAGCAGGGAGCCAAGCCAGAGGACGTGCTGGCTAAGGAGATGAGCCTTGCTGGAGTGCAGATACCCTTTGACCCTGCCATGCTGGGCGCGGATGCCAAGCAGTTCTTTCGGATGGGGGAGTTTGCTGGGTGGGTAGTTGAGGGTTAGGGAAAACACCTACAAGTTGCATGGTTTAATTTGATGTTATACTAACTTCACTGCAATAAGCAGGTCACAAACGAAAGCGACACACCATGACACACCCATTTGAAAAAGCAAATCTTGGCAAGGCTCCCTTCTCTTGCACCCACGTCACAGAGAATGTGTTTGCTTTGCCTGACGGCACTAGCAAGGCTGGCGGTTGCTGTGACTATTGCGGTACTGGCATTCGTTGGGAGTTTTGGATTAAAGGCTCCATCGCTGGCGCACGTCAGTTCAAGGTGGGTTGCGATTGCGTGGCTAAGACTGGTCGAGGCATTGAGAACTTTGAGAAGGTTCGCGCCGACCACACCCGCGCACGTCGTCAAGAAGGTGCTGAGAAGCGTGCAGAGAAGAAGCGCGAAGCCCGCAAGGCTTGGATTGATGAACAGCACGCCGCTAGAGCCATTGAGCGTGCGGCGGCTACCGAGGCATGGCGCAAAGAAAACAGCGTCTTGGCGGCACGTCTGGACGCTTACACGGGCGAGAATGATTTCTTGCGCTCAATGATTGAGCGTTTGGGTTATTGGGGAACCCTGTCCGAAAAGCAGACCGAAGCTACCGAGTCCTGCTTTGCCGCCATCGACCGCAAAGAGGCTACGCGTCTGACCAGCGAGTACATTGGCAACGTGGGCGACAAGGTCACCCTGACCATCACTATCGACCGCATTGTTAAAATTGAAGGTTATTACGGTACTAACTTTATCCACATTGCTCGTGATGAGCAGGGTAACGTCTTGACCTACAAGGGCTTGACCGACATTGGTTTGAAGGGTGAGACCAAAACCATTAAAGCCAGCGTCAAGGAACACACCCTGTACGACGGTGTCAAACAGACCATCATCCAACGCCCAAAAGTGGTGGAGGTGGCGTTAGGGTAAGCACCTACAAAAAGGGGGTTCACAACCCCCAGTTTGTTTATGCTAGAATTACACCACCAACAGCAATAACGCAGTTGGGCAATCAAACGAAAGCGAATTATGAACTTCTTCAAGACACAGCAAAACCCCCACGCCCCAGTCAACGTCATCGTTGTGGAAGTCAGCGACCAAGTGCAACGTGCAGATGGTTGGGTATCACGCCACGACTTCAAAACCTTTGAGCAGGCTCAAGAGGTGGCAGACGCCGCCAGCCGCTTCGAGGGCGTGGACTACA